TAGATGTCAATGCGCCTGCTGTTGTGCCTGACAAATAAACGGCACTATCCTGGGTAAGTGCCGAAGTATTTAAATTAGTAATTAATCCTTCAGTAATAATGTAACCACTTTGATTATCAGCTATGCTTTCTGCAACAATGCCAAAGGTATTAGCGGATGTCGGATCACTTGTTGCAAGTGCCTTGGCTACGGTTATCCTGTTGCCTTGGCTACCTGACAAATAAACTACATCGCCTTTGTTAAGTGTTGCTCCAGTGCGATTATTTACTCTTTGGTGTAACTGCTGCCCTATGACATTTGTAACATTACCACCTTTTAACCCTTGTATCAAAGAACCCTGTGTGTCGTTATATTCAACTTCTCCAACTCCAACCGTGCCATCCTTTGCCGTGTTAAAGGTAATTGAATCGAAAGGCATAGTCAACCCTCCACCTGCACCACTTATAGCTGCCCATACACCTTGTTTAAATACATAGAGTGACCCACTAACAGAATCAAGTATAAGATAAGCTTTTACATTTTTATCTGCATAGCTTGTTGGCTTTGTAATTGTGTCAGCGGATAGACCTCTCCAAACCAAACCGTTACCAGTTGTTTGCCAGCCTAATCGCTGCTTATTACCTGTAATTGGATAAGGAATAGAATCAATAGATGCAAAAGCAATGTTACAGAATAAGGCTAAAAAAATAAGAAGTGCCTGGCGTTTGTTGCCAATTCTATCTATTTTCTTACCTATAAATTTCCTTCCTAAACCAAGTACAAATTCTTGCAATAATATGCCTGCCACCTTGCCAACAGCTTTTAAAAATCTCTTTTCCTTCTTTGGTTTTATCTCTTCCATTAGTTTATATTTATTGCAAATACAATGTAATTACTACCGTCGTAATGCGTGTTACTATCTATTGTAATAGTTGCAGGAGCAGTTATCACATATTGACTTTCTATTAATTTTTGCCCATTCTGATAGACGTGTACCGATGCACCTAAATTTGTAATTGGCAGCACACCATTGTTCTGAGTCCATGTCAAGACATTGGATGAGGTGCTAAGAAATTCCTGGTTGAAAATGGTAACGGCTGAACCTGTAACGGTAACATTGTTTATCGTTTCCGTAACATTGTTATTTACCACACCGCCAGAGCCTGCATTGTTTGCAACAAGGTTATAGTCGCGTGGTTTGCTTATAACGGTTCTTTCGGTATAGTTAGGCATCTAATTCAATTTTAAAGTAATCACCTTGCCAAATTTCTGTTTTAAGGTCAAAACTACCTCTTTCAAAAACGTAATAACCAGAGCTATATTCTATTACTTTGTGAGGAAGGTAAGGATTGTCTACTGATAGATTTTGGAATGGCATATCAACCATTCGGAGCTTTGGTGTGAGTTGACCGCGGATGACTTCGTTGACAAGGAGTTGCGTAACATTGTTAAAGCCTTGACCGCTGCTGACATCCCAATTACTGCTATTTTCAAAACTACCGCTTTCTAATACCTTTAAACCTCCATCTGTTGTTTTACTTGGGCCATCACCAATATATGTATCAAGGCTAAATACTGTTGATGATTTATCATCGTTGTCCGATCCATATTCAAGAATGTCACTTTGTCCAGAGATCGCACCTGTTGGAAGAAATTCAAGATAATTATTACTTAATAAGTAAGATACGGCATAATCATTTATTATACTTGTGCCTGATTCATTGCGCATTGATTTAAGGCGCATTTCCCACACATACTCAGCACTTTCGGGAATGTCCAATGTATCAAATGTGATTGTTTTATAGGCAACAAAAGCAGCATCAGCCGTTATTGTTTCGGTATTAAATTCGTATTCGTAAAAAGTATTCTCCCATGTGGCAGGTTCAAGCTGAAAGTTAAATCCATTGGTATAAGTGACACCTCTTTTAAGATATTTATTTTCTTGCTTGACTTCTAATGCTTTTATTTTGCCTGTAAAGCCTGGAGACGATGTACTATCTAATTTTAAAGTATCTGTATTTGATGCCGTAATTACATATTCATAATCACCGCTTTCGGTTATTGTTTTTGTTGTTCCACCTAATCTTAATCTCAAAGTGCCAGTATTATCTATCTGTACCTTTATTTTTACATAATACTTTCTTCCATTTGTAACAGTAAATGATGTATAGTAGGCTTCTGTTGCTATTAACGTACCTTCAAGTATTTTATCCGCTATTAACCATCCGCTGCCAAGTGTCCAGTTAGCACTTACAAAATTTTGTAAAGGAAAGCTATTTATAATGGATGCCACCTTAACAGCAAATACAAATTGAAAAGGCTGAAATGTTGCAGGAGCGATTACCGCAGCATAAAAACCAAGAATACCGGTATAAGAAAGCCTTGCATCTGTATTGGTAGCATCAAGGATTGGTGTTATAGTTGTTATTGGTGTTGTATTAGTAGTGTAGTTATATTCGACACCTGCCAATAAATTCTGTTTGGCAAAGTGATTATAGCGTATAACTACATTTTTTAAAGCAGGATAATAAGTCCACTTGCCACCGCTCAACCTTAACAAATCACTATTTGCTAAATCTGTTTGAACATTTGATAAAGTAAAATCAGCCGTAAATGTACCAGATGTTTGAACCCCAAAGGCATTGTATTTAAAATAACGGTGATTTGTCGGAGTGCGTGAATATTCGTTTACTTGTACAAACCAATATTGGCTACCACTAAATAAAAGCCTTGCGCCAAATGTCTGACATATCTTTTTTAATACATCATAACAACTTTGGTATATGTAATTATTCTTTGTATCTCTATGATAAAAGGCTCTGTGCTGGATTACGGTTAATAGAGAATAATCATTTGCCGCATTGTAGGCAGTTGTATTTTCATGCCAATTAAAAACTGTGTGAAGTACAGGTAAACTATTTGCTACCAAATTCTCCTGTACAAAATCCAATTGGTTTAGGCAGTTAAGTATATGCTGGACAACTGTATCCTGCCCTTTATATGGCCCAACCGCGCTGCGATATTCCAACGTTTTTAACCATCCCAATCCATCAATAGCAGATATTTGCGCCTCATAGCCAATTGCTAATGGAACATCCTCAAATTCTACTAAATCGGTAACAATATACCCATACCATTTAAATGATACTGTTGTATTGTCATCCTCGTATGCAGTTAAATCCATTGTAAACCTACCCTCAACCGCTAAACCTATATCTAAAAGTAAAGTTTGTAAATCATTGTTATTTATCAATAAAGATAAAGTACATCGAGAGCCGATGATAGGCGTAAATCTTTCCTGCCCTTGTATGCTTTCGCTATCGTATTGTAAATTAATGCCAATGGTATCAAAGTTATACGTCATACCAGAAAAGACATTGTCTTTAATAGTGATTACTATCTTTCTGCCTTTCTCGTTATATACCGTCGTTTGAAACCTCGCTGCCATTATTGTACTCGATTAAGCCCCTTTTGACTTCTGTTTAACAATATTATCAAATCGTTACCGCTTATCCTTGTCTCCAATGTTCCACCAACTCCCATGTCTCCCATCATTGATTTCAACTTTGATAAAGGTGCTATAACCTCAGGATCAACTCTTGCGTTTCGATTATCACCTACCATTGCCATAGTTGGAGCATAGGCAAGGCCACCTTGTGCAAGTTTAGGAGCGGCAACCTTGTTTATCATTGTATTAAATAAAACCGCTGCACCGGCACCTGCGGCACCTGCGACGGCTAATGCTATTGGACCTAAAGCTTTACCGGTTGGCCCTGCCAAAATATTTTTTATTATACCAGCAACACCTTCCTTAATATATGCAGATATAATTGATCTTGCAGCTTGTAAAGCAGCAGCTCCTAATTTTTTCATGTCTGTTTCACCCTGCATTGCCATATTTGAAAATGCATCTGTTGCAGAAATAACTGTATCTACAACAGTAGCTTTAAAATTTTCCATAGCTAATTGGGCATCTGTAAATGGTTTAGCTATATTTGGTGGATTAGACTTTAATTTTTCATATGTTGCCGCAATATCTGCAGAAGCATTTTTCATAAATAATACTGATTTTTCACCTAAACCTAATTGTTCTTGTATTTTAGGTGCTAAATCACTTACAACTGATTTATTTAATTCTTCCCTTGCTTTTGCTAATTCTCCTAATGTTTTATAAGACTGTGTTTCAAATAATTTTTTATCAACTTTTGATGTACCAGTTGTTGTTCCTCCTCCACCAGTACCACCATCACCAAACACCAATTCTCCAGTACCTGTTGCACCACCTTTACCTGTACCACCTTTGACAGGTGCGGCCATGAATAGGCTGGCTAATTTTCCTTTTAGACTATCAACTGTTTCTCCTATGCTTTTAAATCTTGTTTCAACAACCTTTTGTTCTTCCTGATACTTTGTCATTCCTGACAAATCAAATAATTCCAAACCTAATGCCTTTTGAACACTATCAATGCCTTGCATTAATTTTGCAACATTGGAAAGAACTGCATTTTTTATGGTAATCCAAATATTTATAAATTTATCTTTAAATGCTTTCCAATTATCATACACATATAAAGAAATAGCGCCTATGGCAGCAATAGCAGCGGTAACGCCAAGTATGGCAGGATTTTTTAATATAGTAGTAAATGCACCTACAATAACTCCTTTGAGTTTTGTAAATGTTTCAATAATTAATCTTGTAGTACCTACTAATGCACCAAAAGTAGTAATCAATTTTCCTACTATAAATATTGCAGGACCAATTGCAGCAACAATTAAACCAGCCTTTACAATAAAGCCTTGTGTCTCTGGATTTAATGATTTAAATCCATTTACTAATCTTTGTATTCCATCACTTAATGAAGCTGCTACGGCTTCTAAATTTAAACTTTCATTTATTGCTTTACCTAGTTCAGCAAGTGATGCGCCTACATTATCTTTAAGATTCTCAAATGTATTAGCTAAACCACCATTAGCCCTTTCTAAATTGCCTAATGCTCCAACTGTTCTTTCAATAAATATTTGACTACTTATTCCTGCTTCTCTTAATGCTTCTGCCGTAACTACGCCAAACTCCTTCTTCATTACGTCAGCAAATTCTGGCAGCCTTTCTTTTATTTGATTTAAATCCTCCTGCGTAACTTGACCAACGGCACTTATTTGACCTAATGCCCTAATAACACCATCAAATGTATCCGCACCTTCTCCTGCCCTTGCTACGGCATTGCCAAACTGTGTAATAGTTTCACGCGCAGCATCAGCATTCATACCAACACTTTGCAAAGTTGATGAAGCCTTAACTACCTCTGGAAGTGCCAAGCCTGGATTTTCAGCAACTTTCCTTAACTTCTCCATTTCAATAGCTGCATCCTGGCTACTACCCATAATGGCAGTTAATCCATTCTGCAACTTTTCCATGTCGGCAAAGGATTTAAGAGCAGCCGTGCCAAGGCCTATGATTGGAAGCGTTAACGATTGTGTTAAGTTGCTGCCAATGTTCTGCATATTCTGCCCAAACTTAGACATTGACCTTTCAACCTTGGCAAGTTCTTTGTCAAGGTTTGAAACATCTATTCCAAGTTTAAGATTTAATTTACCTATTGCCATCTATATCTCTTTATCCCATTTGTCAAATATTGTTTTGTCATTATTTGTCAAAGGTCTGTTAGTTTCTTTTTTTACTGGATTTTCCCATGGGAACTCTATTAAATCTTTAGGTTTTAAACTCCTTCCTTTTGCCGTGTGAACATTAAGAAGAAGAGTTGTTTGCCATCTAATTCTTTCCCATTGGAATTGTTCCGTTATTTCAAATTGATTGTTATAACCT